GATCATGTAGATGCGCTACATGTTCCAGAGCAAAAACTAATTTGGTTTGATCATTCATTCTCATTGTGTAAGTTCAGTAATTTTATCACGCCAATACTGACGATCCTCTTCAGAGATCCAAGGATTATGTCTTTGGATCCAAGCATGTTTCAACCATTGTTCCTTATCCCAATTCTTCTTCGGGCCTAAATGATCCTTTAGTCCCACCCTCTCTTAACCTTCCAGTCTGCATACATTCTACCATATAACATTCCTTCATGCGACTTTATTGGATCACCCTTAAGGATTTCTTTCTCTCTATCAGTAAGATTTTTTGCCTCGCTAAGATACTGAGATTCCCAATTAGGAATCTCTTTAATCAATTCTTCAAGTTTCATAATCATGTGGGATATAATCAGGACATAATAAAGACTCTACAATACTCTTAGCAGATGGATTCTTATCACATAACTTATTCATCCAGATTCTTTCATCTAAGGTGACTGGAACTCCATCTGAAGTTATCATACGACAACATATATCAGTGAGTTGTAACCTGTATTTGGTGCTTAACATGTTTAATTGCTTCAGGTAAGAGTGAATATTCGGCTCTTTGGATAGCCTTTGTAAGAGAGTCAATGTCATCTTCGGGTCGAATAGGTACTTCTTGTTGCATTATTATTCTACCAGAATCTAACTCTTCTGTCACGTAATGTACTGTACATCCTGTAACATCATCACCACTATTTAACGCCTGTTCAATTGCATGTAACCCTTTATACTTGGGAAGTAAAGAAGGATGAAGATTTATAATCCTTTCAGGAAATGCCTCACAAAACTTCTTACTTACTATTCTCATCCACCCTGCCATTACTATTAAATCTACATTCCATGCTTTAAAAATCTTAATAATATCATCTTCATCTTTTGCTTTGATATGACAATGAGGAACACCAAACTTCATTGCCCTTCTAGCAGCACCACAATCTCTCTTATTATGTACCATTAGAACAACTTCATCATCCCAACAAGATCTAAGTATGTTCTCGAAATTAGTTCCGTTACCAGAACACATGACTCCTAATCTCATTTGTCCCCCTTGTGCTTTATTTCATACTCTATTACAATCTTCTTAGATGTCCTACCCATAGAGTTAGATGTACTATACTCAGTCCATTCACCTTTAATCAATTCTTCCATTACCTTCTTATCTAATCCACATAAATTAACAGCATTATCTACTGCTGCTCTGACTGATCCAAGACCATCAGGGTATTTTTTAACCTTAAAACCATGTTTATCTAACTCATTACCTTCTGAGTCATATTGTTTTTCACTCATGGAAATCCTCCAAAGTATACAAACTAATTAGTTGCAATCCTTCCTTCTCTAATGCCTCTTCTCCACCTTCTTGTCTATCTACAATAGAAACTACACGTTCAACATTAAACCCTGCTTCTCTTATCTTAGAGACTGCTTTCAGGGATGATCCTCCTGTAGATACAACGTCTTCTAATACAGTTACTTTCGATCCTTCCTCTGGTAATGGTCCTTCTATCCATGCACCTGTACCATGACCTTTAGGTTCCTTACGAACAATCAAGGCATCTAAAGGTTTCCATGTTTGATATGAATGCATAGCAACTGCTGAGACTAAAGGATCTGCACCCAATGTAAGTCCTGCAACTGCTTTAACATCTTGACCTATCTCATTTAACATTGCCATAGACAACAGATACAATCCTTCACCTGACAATGTAATTGGTTTACAATTTATATAATACTTACTCTGTTTACCAGAAGATAATTTATAATCTCCTTCCTTATAACATTTCGTTTTTAATAGACCTAATAACTCAACAAATTCAACTGCTTTAATCATCGTCACCACTCCTAAGTTCAACATTTAAAAGATAGAACCATACAACTGCCATCACAATAATAAGGAACATCCTTATTGAACTAGGTGAGGTATCAATCATTAGAATCCCATTGGAGATGTAGTCTCCTCTGCTCTGGTTCTATGAACAGTGGAATTAAGTGCATCCATAATCTTTATAACATCATCTGCTGTTCCATTATGTATTCTTTGTTGTACAAAGTCATACTTAGCAAAGAAATCATCTGCAACATCTTGATAATCTTCAATTGAAATTGGTTTCATAAATCAAAATCCTCAATAATTTTTCTACGTTGTTCCCATGTTTGACCACTAGTTGATCCTTTACATGGGTTAATGCATTTTGGATGATTTAATTCATTACACAAAAGACCTGCAAGATCATGAGGACAACCTATCTTACCAGTAGACCAGTATAGTTGCCCATCTAACCAATTTGATTTACAACCAGGGCAAATCTTAAAGGTCACCTTGCTTACGATTTTCTGAGTAATGAACATCAAACTCACCACCAGGATATCTAGCTTTAAGTTTGTCAACATTCATTTCAATGATCTCTTCAGGAGATACATCTAATGCTATACATGCCTGTACAAAGTACCACATGATATCACCTAGTTCACGTTTAAGATGGAACAGATTCTCATCATTAACTGGTTTACCTTGGAAAAGAATCTTCTTAACTATCTCAGTAAACTCACCTGCCTCTGCAGATAAACCTACAGCAGCAGTAAGCATCCTTTCAGTAGGAAAATTCTGATAGTATAGATCTGCTATACGATGAGTGAACGCATCACCATCTTTACTTTCATCTGAAGTAACAGCATTCACAAAATGTGCATACTTTTCAAAATCAATCATACTTTAATTCAGCAAATGTTTTCTTAGGTACTTTTTTAATGACCTCAACTTCTTGTCCAGAATCAACCAGACCTGATTGAGCATTATCTATATCATACAGCCTCATCTTCGATCTGTCAATCCCTACACAAAATCTTTTGTTGAGAGTCGGATCATAATATCTATTCTTTAACTGCTTAACCATTATTTGATTCATTTCTTCAAGCTCATCAGTACTAATAAGAGCAAACATAAGATCAGCGGTGGCTGGTAAACCAAAAGATTCAGAGGTGTCTGTAAGATCAACATCACTACTACCATAACCAGCACGAGTAGTTTGAGTAGCTGTGACAATCGGAACATTCGCTTCCACTGCAAGACCCCTAAGTTCCTCAGCAATCGCTTTAACATAGGTATATGAATTTACTATAGATCCTTTGTATCTTTGAGATGCACATATATTTAAATAATCTACAAATATAATATCTGGTCTAATACTTCTCTTCAATGCTAACTCATTTAACAATGATTTAAAATGTCCTACATGTGCTGATGCTGTAGGATATTCTTTAATAATTAACTTCCCTTTGGTCTTATTCATGAGTTTAGTAATCATGTTTTCAAACATTACCTTAGGAAGATCAGGTAACTTTTGAATGTTAATATTTAAAAGGTTAGCGTCGATACGTTCAGCAATCTTCTCTTCAGCCATCTCCATCGTAATATAGAGAACGTTCTTACCTTGGAGTAAACAACTACTAGCGACATGGCACATAAACAAAGACTTACCCACACCAGTACCTGCAAGAGCAACGTTGAGAGTTTTATTAGGAAGTCCACCCTTTGTAATCTTGTTGAAGAATTCCAAGTCGAAAGGAATTTTGTCCTCACGTCTATGGTAGAAGTCGAATCTTTCTTCATAGTTACCTAGGTAATCGTGACCAACATTCTGATCAAAAGATACTCCTAAAGCATCACTTAATATTTGTGGAATAGCTCCCTTATCTCTCTTCGCATCTTGTCCGTCAGCAATCTTGACACTCTCCATAAGCGAGAGATAAATCGCTCTCTCCTGACACCACTTTTCGGTTGTGTCAACAAGCCAATCCAAGTCACCTTTTTCATTGGATAAATCACCTAGAACCTCCGTAATATCTTTAAATTGTTCTTCTGTTAAGTCATCTCTTTCTTGACATTCAATACTTAATGCATTAAGAGAAGGGCAAGCATCATAATTTGTAATGTACTCATGAATCTCCATGAACAATACTTTATACGATCTTAATGTAAAGTAATCCTGCTTAATGAATGGCAACACCTTACGTGTATATGATTCATTATAGATTAAATTGCTAAGGATAGTAACTTCTAGGTTCATAGGTAATGGAGATAGGTTCCTACAATATACTTTGGTCCTGTAACTGGTGGCTCACCTGAGTGTCTGAATTGCCATGTTGCAGGGAATAGAAGTATTCTACCACACTCTGGCTGAACTGCATGATGTATTTTAGGAAATTTAGTTTCTCCACCAGCAGTTACACTATTAAGATATAAAAAACAAACTAAAAATCTACGTGCTGAATTGTAATCACCAACATCAGTATGTGATTTAAATTGATCCTTTCCATTATTGTTATACTTCTTTATACGATGCTCTTCAAAGGCATACTCATAAGGAAAATCTTCATCTACATCCAACTCCTTCATGTATAACTCTACTGCATCAATAAAGATATTAGTTAACTGATTCTGTATGGTTATCCATTTAGGATCCTTTGCTTCATATCTTTTTGAAACATTTAATTCATGAAATGTTGGCCTTTGTTCTCTATCAATGTATTCAGATTTAGATGAATCAAAAGCTTGTATAACAGTATGACAAAATGATTCTTTAACCAGTCCATCATATGCTCTAATGAAATCCTTTAACTGATGTCCTAATTCAACTGCCATATTTAAACTCCTTTGCTGCACATTCATCTAGTGCTTGCATTACCTCTGGGGTAAAATATTCCTCAGGATTTTCATAAACATTTTTCGGATATACTTTCTTCTCTCCAATCTGTATTCTGTTTCCAGTCTTTTCAAAGACTCCATATTTTTCACCCAGTTCGAGGAGTCCGTAATAGGGATCCAATCCTCTTTCATCGTAGAATAACCTCGTTTCTACTTCGGAATTTTCTTTTGTGAGTCTTGCCTTAGCTGCCTTAGCTTTGATAATGTTTCCAATAACTTCTTTCTCACTCTTTTCCTTTTTTTTGCTGAGATAAATGATTGTAGACGCGGCATATTTGAGGCCACTACCGCCTCCCATTTCTTTAGTTGGGATATAACTGCCGACCACATCGTAGGTATGATTTGTAACTAATAGAGGGACATTTGCCTTACCCAATTTAAGAGT